GCAAAAGCATTACCTTCGGGACCTTGTAAATCGATTTCGATTTTAGTTTTTTGAGGACGTTTATTTGTTATCATTAATTTAATTGTTTACGAACTTCTTGAACATGTTTGCAACCTTTATTTCTGTCTAAACATCTATAAAAACCTGAACAGTTGCAAGTTAATTTGTCACCTTGTTTAGTAACTTTGTAAAATATACCTTTTTCACTTGAGGATTCAAACATCCAAGTTCCTTTTTCTACAGGTACTTCAAGTGGTTTAGTTGGTTTAATCCACTCAATATCAGCTAATGTAGTTTCGGAATGTACTTTTTGCCAAGTAGGTACAATATACTTTTGACCTGAAAGAGCAACTAATGTTGGAGGTAATGAATGATGTTCATAAGTGTATTTAAACACATAAACACCACTACTAATTAAACTCTTAGATGGTTTAAAACCATAAGATGTAGTTTCAGAATACTTAAGAAATTTATTAGTATAGGTAATTTCTTGACCTAAAATATTTACTTGGTGTTTTTCAATTATTTTATGTAATGCCATAACCTTTATTATGACATGAATATACGAACAGGAGTTCAGGAAGCCAAGCTTTTCTTCTTTTTCTTTGATTTTTTTTTCTCGCTCGGCTTCCTCAACTATAAGTTGAACGTCTATAGTAAGTGCTACACATAATCTTTCCAAAGATTCCCTATCATAAAATGCTATTTGTGTAAGCATATCATCAGGTATAGTTTGAAAAAATTCTAGAGCACCTCCATCTATTTTCATATTTTAATTTTCCTCTAAAATCTCTTTTAACCAAGTAGGATTTTTCTTTTTAATTCTACCTTTAGTTTTTTGTTCTTCTAACCAAATTTTTAGAACTGCAATCTTTTGATTGTTACTTGTTTTACTCATAAATTATTTTTATTTTATTTAATTTCCTTGACCTACACTTCGTTTTTTATATAACTTAGATGTTTTTGTTTTACTTGTTTTTGTTTTTGCTACTACACCTTTGTTTGATTTTTTACTTTTTTGTGTGTAAAGTGATGATGCACTTACTGTTGTTTTTTTAGATTTTGCTGCCATGATGGCAATACATACGACAACTTATTCATAGATTCGATCCCACTTTTCTTTATAATCTTTATTAGTTGTAGCATAAATAGCATAGGCGTTTCTAATTGGTTGGCCTGAATTATATGCTCCTGCGGCTAATGTCCAATCATGATGAATTGAATACCATTTACGAAGCATTTTCATACTAATCATAACATTCAAATCGATGTTATTACGTAATTCTTTGGTAGTAATGCGTTTTTTAACGTATGGTTGCGCCCACCTTGTAATAATCTGCATAGGACCAACAGCACCCATAGATGACGTTTGTTTATGGTCATAATCAAAATCAAACGGACCTTGATAATGTGTTTCTAAGTAAGCTACGTTGTAGGCAATGTGTTTTGGAATACCAAAACTATCACTCCAATGTTCAATTGATTCATACATCTGGAGTGATGTAGTTCCAGCTGCTAAATCTAATTTGTTTTCAAAATCATCAATCCTTCTATTAAGATTAAGGTACATAAGTACCATAATACCTAAGATAATCATGAAATACCAACTTTTTAGTTTAGCGAACATATTCATTATTGAGCTATTTTAGTAGCATACATGTTAAAGATAGCTTTACCAACAGAATCACTGTAAATAACATACTGGCCAGTTTTTCTATCCATAACAATAAGCTTACTTTCACTATCAATAGCAATCCTAACTTCTTTATTTAGGATAGTTTCATTAACAGCTTTAGGTTTCATTTTTAATTCATTAAAGTAATAACCTAAACCAAAACCAGCAATCAAAGTTGATGCTACAATGGTGATGTTCATAAAGCGAGCAAATCCTGCTTTAAATTTTGTCTTAAACTCTTCTGTGATTAAATTTTTCATAACATTTATTTTGAGTGGAATATAATGACAAGATTTTGACCTGCCAAGTTAAATTAAGATTTCTTTGGTCTACCTCTTTGTTTAACAATAGGGTTTTTTAACTCATTAATTGTACTTACAATACGTCGACAATCCTCATATTGTTCCTCTCTAATGTAGTAAGGTAAATTTTCCTCTAATGTTTCGGCAAAGTGTTTACGTTCAACTGTAATATCATATATCTGATCGTCTTCAAGACAAGTGACAGATAAAACATGTACGTGTTTTTTCTTTGAATTAATGTTGTCTAAAATACCATCCACAATTGCTTTAGATATTCTAAAATCTTTTTGGTCTACTAATTCTTGGAATTCGTCTGAGTTGTTTACTGTGATTTCTGCTACCATGGTTTAAAATAATTTAAAAAAATCTGTTTTAATGTTCTTTTCCTTTAATTTACTAAGTTTCTCTTGCTTAACCAACGTTGAGGTGGCTAATTTTTCAAGATGTTTGTTTTTTTGTGCTTCAAAATCGTTTACAATAGCATCATGTTTTTTATGCTTACCCTTTTTCAGTAATGGTATTTTTTTAACCATACTTATAAATATTAAAAACGAGAAATATATTCACTACCATCATCAACGGGTTTAGAATCATATAATCCTAATTCTTTTAATCGCTGTTCAGTATAAGAATCTACTTCCCAATCAACTTTAGATTCATTTTTAGATACATGGTCTTCCATACCCTCAAGTTGTTTACCTGTAAATAAATCCCCAATCTGGAGATAATAACAGTTATAACATAGTAATTGAATGTTTTCAAGTCGATAATGTTGTTTATTACCATCTTTAAAATTCATTATTAAGGGCATTTTATAATCTAATACCCTACGCTCATGAAAACCACATGAAGTACATTCCTCTTGTATGTAGCCTTCCTGGATTAAACGATACTTAATTTTAGCTGGATTAAATGATGATGGGTCAATTCTACCTTCAATTAAATCTAGTAAGGCAAAATCTTTTCTTGGATTACCATTGCTTAAAAATTTAGGTATACCTTTACCTGATTGGTTTTTATGTTGTTCAAATATATTAGCATAACCTGGTTCGGTAGCATCATACATTTTAGCCCAACGTTTGTAATGAATATATGAAACGTTAAGGTATCTACTTGCTGCTTTGTTACTTTTGGTTTTAGCAACAGCTGCCCTTACCATTTCATGGGAGAGTGGCTTAGCTTTCGGCACTTAAATCTACTTTAGTTTCACTAAATCCAAAAGGAATATCTGTAGGTGTTTCAGGAGTATCTAGTAAAGCGGCTCCGTTTTTACGTAACTTGTTTTCTGCCTCCATATACTTTTTAAATTCATCATGTTCCAAATGAATTGTTTCTACCCAAGTATGATCACCTGTTCCCTTCATTACTGTTACTGCGCCTTTTTTCTGTACTGTTGAACATGCTACACAACGAGTTGTTGTAGGCATAATTTCTAAACGTTTGGGATGGATTTGCGTTTGACAACTGATACAAAATCTTATGTTTTTCATATTTATTTATTTTATTTATATTTCCATTTAAATCCCCCACAAGAATGTTGGGGGTGTAATTTTAAACAATTATTTAAAGCACTTGGTCTTATATTTAAAAAATTACAAGCTTCTTTTTGATTTTTCCATTCTTTAATAAGAACCCAATTATTATCCATCTGGATTATGGGGGTGCCTTGTCTAGTATAGTTGGATGGGTTTTTAAGGTATTTTTCTTTTCTTTCTTTACTCCAAATTCCTTTACCTTTTTTATTGTTTGAAATTAATAAACAATGTTCACTTGAAAATTTTTTACCTTTACTCCAAACATTACAACCTTTCATTGCATCACTTATTTTATTTCTTGTTTCTATAGATAATTCCCCACTTTTATCTTTAGTTTCTGTTAGTTTACAATTCAGTCCATTTATTCCTAAAACATCATAATAATCTTGCCAATATCTTTCTCTTTCATTGAGTTGAGTTAAAATACATTGTTCTATAATTTCAAATTTATGTTGTTCCCAACCATACTTTTTTATTGAATTATAAATTTTTATTTGTTTAGGATCAGAATATTTTTGATAACGTTTTTTTCTATTTTCAATATGTGTTGATTGCCCAACATATACTTTATTAAAGGGGTTTGTTATTTTGTAAATTCCTACGATAGCGTTGTCTTTGTTTTTCATCACATTGTTCTTTATTATTCCAGTAGTAATCATAGGCACGTTGTTTTTTAACAGCTGACTTTTCATCCTCGGTTAAATATTTTTTAAGACGTCCCATTATCGATTATACATATTGAGGAAAAAATAAAGATACAATAAAGATACATAACCATATTTATTTTTTTAATTTATCAATTCGTTTTAAAAAGTTCCAGAGTTGTTCTGGTGTTTCTACTAGTACCTCTTCTTGGGTATTTGTATCGTGGTCGTTAAAGTCAATAGGAGATATATTACCTTCCTCATCAAATCTATCATAAATCCACCACAATATAATATCTGTTTTCCATTCACCATAATGTAATAAAAATAAATTTTCTATCATTATATAAAATGGCTCATCATAAGATGAAATATTAAACATAAAATTACCCTCTAATTCCTCGGTACGATTATTACAATTATCAAAAATATCGATAAGGTCAATAAACGTATCTTTTTCATTCATTACCCGTTTTTTGGGTTGAACTTTTAGATTTTTACCAAAATTTTTCATAGGATAGTTGTTACACCAAATATTTTTAAGAATTCTTTTAGAGGTAGTTGTTTACGCTCAGCAAACATTTTAGCTGCTTGTAACCTTGAGGTTGTAAGTACACGACCAATTGTTTCTTGGTTTTTATCGTTTCTGCTATAAAATTTGAATATCATAGTATAATATATTTATTTTGTTGTTCTTCTAATGAGTTAACTGTAATAGTTAGGTTCCCTAATTCAAAGGTTCCTATATCGTTAGTTGATTTTATTATATCATTTAATTGTTGGATATAACTATAATCATCATCATTGAAATTGTTATTTAGTTCTACAATAATATCTTCTCCACCATTAAAAAAACATCCTAAAACTTCCCTAGTTTCATCCTCTAATACTACATTAGAAATAAATTTTTTATTATAAACTACATTATAGTGAGATTTTCTAAATCCCCACTTGCGAAGGAAATTTTTATTAGATATTATTTCACCTTCCTTATATTCACCTGTTCTGGATGTTTTGCTTACAAAATGATAAACGCAAGCACTACTTACAACTTTATCTAATCCTTTTAAAATAAAACGCAAGTGGATATCATCATCCGAACACCACATTTGGGGTGGGTGATAAGTTACTTCATCTAATTTTAGGTAATTATTTTTATAACAAGCAAAAAACAATTGACCCCCACCATCAGTTTTTATATTATAATTTTCAGCAAACTTAATAAATTCTTCTTGTTTTAATTCATTAATATCGTTACCAAAATTTCTTACTAATTTACCTGATGATTCACCTGGAAAGATAGGGGGTTCAATCCTAGTATATGTTACAATATTGGTTGGGGTTAGATCTTTTAGTATTTTGTCTTTAAAGTTAGGAGGAACAAACATATCATTATGTAATAATATGATAACCTCACTAGTAGAGTTTTCAACAGCAATATTATAGTTTTTAGCTAAATTGCAAGACCCATTATTTAATAATGTTAAATTATTGTCTTTAATATTATTAAAATAATCTATAGTTTCATCAGTACTCCCTCCATCAGAAATAACAATTTCATCATTAGGATAGTATTTCCTTAAATTGTCATACACATACTTTGTGTATTTAAAATTATTTACAACAGGAATAACAAACGAAACCTTCATATATTATCTTTTTAATCCCCAGAAAAACAAATCGCAATGGTTTGTTTCTACTTCAAACTCATATTCACTAAATGAAGCATCAATATCAATACATTCTCTAATATCTTCTTCTGTTAGGTTTTTATAATAATCATTATCCCAATTTTCTTTCACAACATTAGGCATTGTTTTCCAATTTTCCCATTTCTTTTTACTTTCTTCCTCTAAAGAAATTGTTCCATGAACTGGTCTACCAGTAGTAGCACAAGTAAATAAAAACATACCTCCTGGTTTTAATATTCTATAAGCGTTTTGAATTGTTTCTTTATAGAATGGATTGTGTTCAAAGCACTCACATGAAATAATAACATCATATGAGTTATCAGGTGCATCATAATCTTGAGCAGGACATACAATATCCACTCCAGGTCCTGGTCCTAGATCTAATCCTTGATAATCACAAGTATTAAAAAATTCATCTTCAGTACCACAAACATTGAAGGTACCTATACCTAAAACTTTTTGGTTTTGGAAAAACGTAGGGAATCTATTTTTAACCCTATTTACATAATCTACTTGTTCTCTATGTGCCATATTTTATTGTTTAAAACTTATATTTAATTGTTCCGGTAATATATTTTTTTCTTTTAGAAGTAATACGCTTTTATTTATATATTCTGGCATCTTGGCTTCAAATTCAGCTCTTTGACTTGGAATATCATTTGTTTTTAATCTATTTCTGTAATACTTAGTAAACCCATCAGCTCCATCTTTTAATAATGGTCCAGAGGGATACATCCATATTATTTCTCCTTGAACAACATATTGTTGAAAATCAACCCCAGCAGATTTAGCTACATCAGATATTATGATAGAATAATGATCCCAAGGACCATACCCGTTCCATTCTTCTAAATACGGGCATAGTTCTTCATAAAATGCTTTATTATAAAGATCAAACCACCCCGCCCATTTACTGTTTTTAGTTGAATATAGTTGTTTTTCCTGATTAGAATATTTGTTAATATGTCTTACATCAAAAATATCAACTTTAAGATAATCAGAGTATGGAATACTTACAAGTTCTGAATTTGTAATCTCGTCCCAACTAGAATCTCCAACTTTAGAAATTTGAGGTGTAATAACAAAATACTTATTATTAACTTGTTTGGCTGATTCTATTAGATATGTTAATGCATATTCACTAAAATAAATGTCAGGACATATGTTCATATAAAAATCTACTTCGGGAGATATTGCATTTCGTTGTTGATTTAAATGTCCATATAACTCATCGCCCTCATATATTTTACTATCTACTTTATAATCTTTTAATAATAAAAGTAAATCATTAAATTTATCTATAAAATAATCTTTAGGTAATTTGCTTTCTTCCCAATTATATAAATAACTTGTAAGATTTAATTCAACATCTAAAGTTACAGTCACATCATCTGGAAGATGGTATTTGGATTTTTTTAATTGGGTAAACATTAATAAAGCATAATCAATGTCCCAAGGCATAATATGGCTTGTAATTTTAATGTTCATTTTTTAATTTATTATAAACGTTTTTAATACCTTGTTCTAACCCAATATAATTTATATTTAAATTTGTAAAATCTCCACAATAATTTTCAACAAATGTTTTTTGAGGAATATTTTTTATATCTAACATTTTAATATCTATCTTATGAGAATCTAAACCATTAATCACATCAGCTATATCTAACATATAAGGAGTATAATTATAGTTACAGTTTATTTCTTTAGGTAAATTATCGTTAAATATATAAAATTTTATTAATGTAGCCAAGTCTTCCATATAAAAGAAATCCATTTTTTTATTATGAAAAATTTCTATAGGTTGTTTATTTATATATTTTTTAAGGTTTGTTTTAATAAATCTAGTTTCTAATTCATTTTCATCAAACACAGAAAATATTCTTAAATTATAAAAGTTATTTTGATTTAATAATGAAGTTCTTATAACATGTTTACTTAAACCATACAAAGTATCTTGTAGGTGTAGTTCTGCTCCTGAACCCAAATGGATTAATTTATTAAAATGGTATTTATTGTCTAAAAGATTATAATACATCTTTAGATTATTATCTAAGACATCATTATCATCCATTTTAAGTCTACTACCACCTACTACAGCACAATGAATAACTACATCAAAGTATTTGTCTATGAAAAAATTAAAAGTCGCATCCGCATCTGTTAAATCAAAGTTATTTCTGGTTAGGCCTATTACATTATGCTCATCTTTTAAAGCATTATATAAGGATTTACCTACATAACCGTTTGTACCTGTGATTAAGATTTTCATTTTATACGAGTGTAATCCATAAACTCAACTAGGATTGTACTTACTCCATCTTCTCTATTTAATGCTTTTTCATATGCTGGAATAATATCTTCTGGTTCTATAAGTTCAATTATTTCAATATTTTGAAGCATATGTCTAAAAGCTGTAGTAAAGTTTCCTTTGTGCTGACATTGTGGGTCAACAGGTGATTCACTTCCTACTGATACTCTTACTATAACTTTTGGAGTACATTTTCCATCAGACATAGAAATAAATTTATCTAAATGGTTTACAATTTGATCTGTACCCATTAGTAAGAAATTCCATCTTGGAAACGTTGAAACAGGAATTAAACCCTCAATAGCCATTCCATTAGCTAAACCACATTGAAAATACTCGGCTACAGGTAATTCTACCTTTTTATTTGCAGGTAAATGTTTCATAGAATCATATAACCCTGTTCCTTCATGTTCTACTGCTTGTCCTATAAAAAGTGTTTTTGGATGTTCCGCTAACAAAGACATTGCTTTTTGTAATTCGTTAAAATATTTCATATGATTAGAATTGAACTCTTACACCAGCACCTGCGTGTGGGTATTTGTTGTTAGTATATTGATAATAATACAGATTATTTTGTTTTAATATTCCTCCTGTGTATTCTGAATTTAAGTAATATGGATTTTCTCTGTTCCATATTTCTGGAGTTGGAGTACATACCGATTTTTTATTATCTTCAATAATAAAAGTTATAGGTAAGTTATGATTTAAACTATACTTATATGCTTCATGAAACGCTCCTGTTTCTGAACTCATATCACCTACCCAACACCATACTCTATTTGTTTTGTTTTGTTGTTTTAAAGCAAATGCTATACCAGCAGCAATAGATGGTATACCTCCAACTATAGAACTACAAATAAATTTATACTCTGGAAGGTTCATAACCATAGATTTGCCTTTCATTATATTTTCTTTTAAAACATCCTCCGGAATACCTTTAAGTAAACCTTGGTAATGATTTCTCCAAGTACAACAAACCCAATCATTTTCAACATCAATATCTTTAAAAACCTCCATCATCATCTCTTCATTTCCAGAATACAAATGAATAGGAGCCGCTATTTTACCTTGGTTAAAAGTATCTCCGATTTCGGTTTCAAAATCAATTAATTGTTCTTTAGTTATCATATTTATTTATTAAAGAATTCTTTAATTTTATCACAAACGTAATCTACATCCTCAATAGTCATTCCGTGATGTGCACCTAACAAGAAACCATTTTTCATAATAATGTCTGAGTTGGTAAAGTCTTGAAGATATTCTCTATAAGCAGGATGACGTGTTACGTTTCCAGCAAATGTTACTCGTGTTTGAATATTATTATCTTCTAAGAAGTTAAGTAATTCATAACGTCTTTCTGTTTGCATTGGAATTGCTAACCAATTTGGTTTGATAGAATCATTAGGTAATATAATTTCTTTTACATCCTTAAGATTTTTTAAATAACGTTCAATATTTGCTCTTCGGATTTGTTCAAATGTTTTAAATTTTTCCAATTGAACTAAACCAAAAGCAGCATTCATTTCTGAGGATTTAAAATTGTATCCTAAAACACTATATAGAAATTTATGGTCATAAGGAATACCATCAACTATATGATTAAAACGATCAGACATAATTTCAGAATCACCACCTAAACGACCCCAATCTCTAAATTGAAGACAAACAGTAACTAATTTTTTATTATTAAACATTACCATCCCACCAGTTCCACCTGCTGTAATAACGTGTGAGGCATAAAAACTAGTAGTAGAAATATCTGATTCAGATGTATGAGTAACTGTATCGGCTGAATCTTCAATTAAGATAATATCTGGTCTTCCTAAGAATTTTAAATCATTCTTAAGTTTCTTCCAATCTGGTTTATTACCAATCAAATTAGGTAACATAATTACTTTTACATCAGGAGTAACAGCCTCTATTACTTGATCAACTCCAGCTACATAATCATTTAATCCTACATCAACAAATACAGGTCTAAGTCCTAATTGTACAATAGGGGCTAATGTAGTTGAGAAGGTACAAGCTGGAGTAATTACTTTAGTACCTTTAGGTAACTGTAAACTTGCTAAAGCTAATAAACATGCTGATGAACCTGAATTAACAAATACACCATATTTTTTTCCAAAACGTTTAGCAATTTTTTCTTCAAATTCTACTGATTTAGGACCTTGTCCACCTAACCATCCTGAACGTAGTGATTCTTCTACGGCTTTAATTTCTTCTTCCCCATAAGATTCAAACTTATAAGGGGCGTACCATACTTTTTTCATATTAATTTATTATGTTTAAAAATGTTTGTGATTGTGTTAACTATGTTTTGTTGGTAATCTACGTAATCTAAAGCTAATTTCCAATTTTTATCAATTATTTCTTTTCTATTTTCGTAATAACTTTCATTTAATTGATTTGTCTTGTATATCAAATCATCTACGTTATTAACCGTTATAATACCGTCTATATCAAAATAATCCCCTATATTCGAACAACCCCAGTAAATCGGGATTGTCTTCAATAAAAAACAGTCTAGTATTTTTTCGGTAAAATAACCTCTATAAGAAGTATTTTCAATTACTACCCCAAATTGTGAATCTCCAAATATAAATTCTTTACCTAAACGAGCATCCTCAATATTACTTCTATCTCCATAGACATCATAGAAATTAAGAGGAATACTAAACTCATTTTGTCTAGCTAAGGTTTCGTGTCTTAAAGAATGACCGTATGTTTTATTTAGTTTACCACACAAATGAGATAATTGAAATTTTTTATCATGATCTTTATTGTATTGGTCTGGTTTTAACCAAGTGTGTCCAAAAGGTTGATAAGTGGCATTATCACAGTTGTTTAATACTTTATCATTTTGAGTTAAAATAACTGAAAATATATGTTGGTTTTTAATAACCCAATCATGTAGTCCAAAGTATTCATTTGGTTCCTGAAATGAAATGATGTTTATATCAGATAACTCATCTTGGGATTGTGGAGCGGTTTCTATAAATAAAGAAAAATCCAAATGAGATAAATGTTGGAGTTTATCCCTAAACACTTGTTCATTAAAATGAGCTACTTTTAATTTCATAATGTATTATAAAACTGGTTTTGTTTTTCTTGTCGTTCTATTGTTTTTGGGTGTAATAAACAGAATTCATCTTGAGCTGGTAATGTACTATAAATCTTAAAACCATCTAAACGCTCATGAACTTTATTTATCCATTTAATTGTAGGAATATTTTTATATATTCTCCATTGGAAATCGGGCCAATTTACTCTATCACCTTCTACTCTCCATTTCCATTTCTGGATGTGTTCCTCAGTGAGACCACTTACGGTATTAATCCGAGGAACTAAGTATACATCCACATCAGGATTAGCTTCTAAAATACCAGGTAACATAGTAAGTAACTCAGTATTTGGTATTTCATCAGCATCGATTTGAAAAATATACTCTCCAGAACAATGCTTAATTAGTTCATTTTTGTAAGCAGCAAAATCTTTATTTAATGGGAAAAAATGATGTTTAATACCTTTATTTATAACAATATGAAGTACTTCAGGTGTGTGGTTTTGTTCATCAATTTGAACAACAACTTCATAATCAGGAGATAGAGCTTGTTCAGATAAATAATCCAATAGAGTCTCTAACTCCTTATGTTCATTACAAACCGTTACTGCTATACTAATCATTCTGGTATTACTCCAATATATGAAAGTGCATCCATAAACTCACGCTCAGGAAACATCTGAAGTGTGGTCATATCCATTCTCCATTCATAATATTTTCCTTTTTGGCCTAGAATTGGGTATTTTTCTTTTTCTTCATCTGTTACAGGAACTGCTTTTACAGCGGCCCATCCCCAATCTGTTTTAGAGGGCCCGTTAGCAAATATCATTCCTTGAGAAGGAACATTTACTGTTGAAGGCATCCAAACAACCCCATCATCGTCTTTATTAAGTAAATCTTTATAAAGTTCTGGGAGTAAAGCTATTTGTTGTTCATAAAATTCTTCACCTTCTTTCATTAATGAATTGGTTTGAAAACCACAGGAAAAGCAGAATTGAGTGGTAATATCTTGATTTACTTTGTCTACATAACATGCATCTCCAAGACAACGAGAGCATATAGTTAATTCATCTTGTTTCATATTTTATAATATAATTAATTATTTTTGTTTTTCCAAATAAAACCATTAGAAGTTTTACATTTATTATTACAACAATTTCTGATGCTTTCAGAAGTTTTATTATAAAAAGAAGCAGCTTCAGCAGCTGATGACCATTCTTTAATAAAATTACCTTCTAAATCATATTGTATAATAGGTTTAATATTATTTTTGTTTTTTATATATGAGGATGAAGGTTTTAATTTTCCTTTAGAGTTTTGACTTATTTTATTACAGTGTTCTTTTGAAAATTTTTTTCCTTTACTCCACACATTACATCCTTTTTTAGATTTAGATATTTTATTACAATGTTCTTTTAGCAGTTTTTTTCCTTTTTTATATTTACTAATTTTTTGTCTAGATTCTATTGAATGAGTAATAGGACCGCCTCCTCCCTCATTACTATTTAAAACATTGAATCCCCAAGCTTTAAATTGGTTAATCCAATATGTTTCTAAAGGTTCCCAATCTTGTTTATTTAATGAATCAATTTCGTCTATTTCATTATATATTATATTTTCTCCAAATGTTTTTTTATGTGAGGATTTTCTGTTGTTTTTTGTTTTTCCTATATAAACTTTATTAGGATCATTATAACAATTAGTTATTAGATAGATTTTTGTTACTCCAATATCGTTGTCTTGCTTTTTCATCTTCTTGTTCTTTATTTTTCCAATAATATTTTTTTGAAGCGTTTACTCTAGCTTGCTTTTTATCCTTAGGAGTTAAATATTTTTTAATTCTTCCCATCGATTATAAATATTAAAAGAAAAATAAAGATAACAAAAAAGATTACAAATCAATTAATTAGATTATCCATTTGTATTTAATGTTTTAAGTTTTGGTATTTCAATTTTTTTCATTGTTGGTAGTTTAAGTTCTACCTCTTGAGGAAACTCAGGTACATATTTAGTAAACAATTCATTTGCTTTATCCGCCATTTTATCCCAACTAAATTCATTTTTAGATTTAAAAGCTTGACGTTTTGCTTTTTCAGTATAGTTTTTATAATTTTCAAATACATCTTTTAAATAAAAACCTACTTGTCCTAAATCAGGTGAAAACCATCTTGAATCAGGAATTAAAAATTGGTTTTGAGTACTAGGATGTACTGGAGTTAGTGTACCACCTAGTAAATTAGTAAACTCAGGATTTAAAAAGTCCATATGTCCACTCCAACCTGTTGTAATTAATGGTTTTTTAGTTAAAGTAAATTCAAGTAATGGGCGTCCAAACCCTTCCCCTTTAGTTAAGTTAACCATAGCTTTTACTTTAGAGTGATTGTAAATTTCATTCATTTCCTCATCACTAAAATCTCCATGTAGCAAATAAACGTTTGGTAAATTATCAGAACCTACTGATTTTTTAATTTTCTTAATTTTCTTTAAAAGTTCCTCTCTATCATAATAAGATGAACCTACTTGAGCTGTTTTTAAGATTAATGCTGGTTTGTTGGTTTTATTTTTAAATGTTTCAAAAAACGCTTTAACTAACAACCCTACATTTTTTCTATCCTCCCCAATCTCACCTTCCATCCAGTGACCTACAAAGAGGAAGCTAAATTTTTCCTTAATAGAATCTAAATTAATATTTTTAATTTGATGTGACTCAATTACTTTATAAACATCTGTATCAGCACCTTCAAACAATACCTCTACTGGTTTTTCTAATTTAACTTCACCTTCTAAAGCATTGGTTTCTTTGTTTCTTCTTTCAAATTTAGATTCTTCAAATACTTTTTTAGAATGGTTTGATGATACAAAGGTTAAATTCATTCTATTAATACCTTCAATCCAATCACCAGGACAAACATTACTTTCAATACCTGCTGTACAACCAATATTAAATTTTCCAATTGGTTGGAATTCATTTGGTACAGTAATCTGCATCCAAATTTCTGGTTGTCTAGGTAATTGGGGTGAACTTAAAGCATAGTTCATTAAAAATGACCATTCAGGATTAGCATCGCAAAAACCAAAAGGTGTAGCACCCCATCGTTGTGATAAGAGTTTTACCTCGTATTTGTCTGTTTCAATAATGGCTTTAACTAGGTCACGGCTCCTTGCCGCATATCCGCTGTACGTGTCGTAAGGACAACTTATAATAAATAATGGTTTCATTAATATAACAATTTATGGTTTAAAACTCTATCTTTAACTTCGTTTGTGTTGATTAATTCGTACTTTTCTCTTGGTTTCCAAGTTTCAAATAATTGGTCAAAGGCCTCTATTACTCTTTTACCTTGATGATCACCTGTAAACCCAGCCTCATCTCCAGTAGCCCATTCTCTACCTGCTAAACCTAATTCAGCACGTTCCTCAGGAGATAAATTATAAACATTCATAATCTGTTTAGCTGCATCTTCTGCTTCACACCTGTCATCAAAGATATAAGGTGTTGGAGGTGAACCAACGATTGAACGAGATGTTGGGTATACTGGAAAAGCCCACTTACCATGTTTTTTATAAGTACCTCTATGGTTTGAAGGAATTTCTGAAGATGGAACATACCAATCACCATTTTCATCTTCAAATCTCATTTGGTCTTGCATACCACCGGTTACGTTTGCAATAATAGGTTTACCTGCTAACATAGCTTCAGTTAAACTTAATCCCCAACCTTCATTAGATGTTAACAAAATTTGAGCATCTGTACTATTGTACATCATGTTCATTTGTCCATTATCAAATCTAGCATCAGTAAAGATAACATTATACTGTTCACCATTTAATAATAACTCAATTACAGCATCTAAATCAGTACCATGTTCGTTAACTCGTTCTGTATGAAGTACTAAACAACATTTTTTAGCTTGTTCAATAGATAATTGATCAATAAAAATTCTGTATGCTAAAAGTGTATCTGGAATTTGTTTACGTCTAATGTTTCTTGAATTAAACAATAAAGCAAAATCATATTCTTTACCTTTGAATAATTGCTTTTTAAATTCCTTTAATGAAGAATCATTTTTATCTAAGGGTTTATAAATATCATGATTCAGTCCGTGAGGAATATACTTAAGAATTCTTCTATCAGCAGCATCACCTAATACTAATCTATTAATATTAACTGTTTGTTTTGAAATACCCATCAACAAATCACATGCCT